ACATCCAAGAAACAGCCACTAAACTCCTGATGGCAATCAGAGACTATCGTCCTCTAGCCGTTGGGATTGAGCGAGGCGCACTCAAAAACGCCGTTATGCCCTATCTGATGGACATGATGCGTAAAAACAACACATTTGCTCATATCCAAGACTTGACGCATGGAAATAAGAAAAAAGCAGACAGAATCATTTGGGCGTTGCAAGGTAGGTTTGAGCATGGCAGAATTGTGTTAAATTCGGATGAAGATTGGGATGAGTTTATAGACCAACTATTGCTTTTCCCATCAAAAGGGGTGCATGACGATCTCCCTGATGCACTTTCCTACATAGACCAAATGAACATCACAACCTATTTTGAAGGCGATGACGAAGACAACTGGGAGCCTGTCGATGTTATATCGGGGGTGTGATGGAAGAAAGCCAATTTGACCAGCCTAGCGACTCAGACAAAGAGATAGTCTCTTTCGTTGTTGACCATTGTGACCGCTGGAGAGACTGGCGAGATACCAACTATATGACCCTTTGGGAACGCTATGAGCGCCTATTCCGTGGAGAATGGGCAGCTGAAGACAAGACCCGTGAATCCGAGCGTAGTCGAATCGTAACTCCTGCTACTCAGCAAGCGGTTGAAACCCGTCATGCTGAGATCATGGAAGCTATCTTTGGTCAAGGTGAGTTCTTTGACATCTCTGATGATGTGCGTGATGTCAATGGAAATCCTCTAGATGTTGGGCTGATCAAGGCTCAACTCATGGAAGACTTCAAACAGGACAAAATCCGTAAATCCATTGACCAAATTGAATTGATGGCTGAGATCTACGGCACTGGCATTGGTGAGATCATTGTCACGACTGAGAAAGAGTTTGTCCCTGCCACTCAACCTATCCCTGGGCAGATGGGTCAAGCAGCCATTGGCGTAATTGAAAAAGACAGAATTGCTGTCAAGATCAATCCCATCAACCCCAAGAACTTCCTTTTTGACCCAAATGGAGCCTCTATTGAAGAGTGCATGGGTGTTGCCATTGAGAAGTATGTCTCTATCCACAAAATCGTTCGTGGGCAAGAGCAAGGCATCTACCGCAAAGTAGAACTTGGCCTTGATTCCCTTGATGATCGACTAGAGCCTACCCAAGAAGTTACTCAGTACCAAGACGATAAAGTTAAGTTGCTGACCTACTATGGTCTGGTTCCTCGTGAGTATCTTGAAGAACTGGAAAACGATGGTGCTGAAGTCGTAGATCTGTTCCCTGAAGACAGTATTCAAGACGAATATGCTGATTTGGTTGAAGCAATCATTGTGATTGCCAATGACAGTATTCTGTTGAAAGCAGAGAAGAATCCTTACATGATGAAGGATCGTCCTGTCATCTGCTATCAAGATGATACTGTTCCCAACCGACTGCTTGGTCGAGGCACGATTGAGAAGGCTTACAACAGCCAGATGGCTATTGATGCCCAAGTTCGTACCCACCTAGACTCTCTTGCCCTGACTACTGCCCCCATGATGGCAATGGACGCAACCCGTCTGCCTCGTGGTGCTAAGTTTGAGGTTCGCCCAGGCAAAGCCATTCTGACCAACGGCAATCCCAACGAAATTCTGTTCCCATTCAAGTTTGGCAACACGGATTCTGGGAACATCACGACTGCCCAAGCCTTTGAGAAGATGCTTTTGCAAGCGACTGGGACTTTAGATTCTCAGGGCATGGTGAGCCAAGTCTCTAGGGATGCTGGCAATGGTGGCATCAGCATGGCTGTGGCCTCCATCATTAAGAAGTACAAGCGCACTTTGGTGAACTTCCAAGAAGATTTCTTGATTCCGTTCATCCAAAAGGCGGCTTACCGCTATATGCAGTTTGACCCTGACCGCTATCCCACTGTGGATATGAAGTTCATTCCGACTGCAACTCTGGGCATCATTGCTCGTGAGTATGAGCAACAGCAATTCATCTCTCTGCTCCAAACCCTTGGCCCGAACACCCCTGTTCTGCCCTTGATTTTGAAGGGAATCTTGAACAACTCTAGCCTGACAAACCGCTATGAGTTGATGGCAGCGTTGGATCAGATGTCTCAGCCCAATCCACAGGCTCAACAACTGGCTCAACAGAAAGCCATGTTGGAGTTGCAAAACCTTCAGGCTCAAGCCTTGGTCAATGCTACTCAAGCCGAGCAGAATCGGGCTGAAGCATCTAAGACGATGGTTGAAACGCAGCTTCTCCCTGCTGAAGTTCAGGCTAAAACCATGTCTGCAACGACTCAGAACTTGCCTAAACAAGCCGATCTTGCCCAACAAGAGTTTGACCGTCGGGCTAAGTTGGCTGAGTTGATGCTCAAAGAGGCTGACATCAAGAACAAGTCTAAGATTGTTGAGATGCAGATGGCTGATAAGAGCCAAAAGATGTCTAAAATTGAAGACGAGTTCTTAAAACAACTGGTTGAGGGGCTGAAATAATGGACATCGACCAACTTGAAGCCAAACTAGGTATTCAAGGCTTGTCAGACGAAGACAAGTTGGCATTGGTGTCTCAAATTCAGCAAAACATTGCTAAAAAGAAGGCAGAACAGACTACATCTAACCTTGCCGAACACACGAAACTCGTCATCCGAGCCATCAAAAAGATTGAAGAAGACTTGGTTTCCAAGTTTGATGCTCTGAGTGGCAAAATATCCACCAAAGTTGCGTCATTGAAAGATGGTGCGCCTGGAAGGGATGGTCGTGATGGACAAAATGGTAGTCCTGGTCGTGACGGTGTTGGAAGTCCTGGCCCTGCTGGGAATCCTGGCATGGATGGTCGTGATGGTGTCGATGGTACTTCTGTCACAAATGCCCGAATCGACTTTGATGGATCATTGGTTATCACTCTTTCTGATGGGCGTGAGATCAATGCTGGAGAAGTTGTACCTATAGACCTTGCAGAACGTATCAAAGTCATCACCAATGGTGGTGGTACTTCCCAGTATGTCCTTGATACATTGGATAGTCTGCAAACACAGATCAATGCTCTTGGAAGTGGCTTGGTTTACAAGGGCACATGGAATGCTTCTACAAATACTCCAACTCTGGCTTCAAACACTGGCACACAAGGCAATTACTATGTTGTTTCTGTTGCTGGTAGCACTAACCTCAATGGAATTACTGATTGGGGCGTGAACGATTGGGTTCTTTTCAATGGCTCTGTTTGGCAAAAGATTGATAACTCAGACTTGGTTTCATCTGTCAATGGACAGACTGGAACTGTGGTTCTTTCAACCACCGATATTTCTGAGGGAACGAATCAGTATTTCACCAATGCTCGTGCCCGTAGTGCGTTGAGTGCAGGGACTGGAATCACATATAGTTCTACGACTGGTCAAATCACCAATTCTTCTCCTGACCAGACTGTTTCGCTTACAAGTGGTACAGGTATTAGTACAAGTGGAACATACCCAAACTTCACAATAGCGAATACTGCTCCAGATCAGACTGTGAGTCTGACTGGTTCAGGTACAACGACGATCTCTGGAACATATCCTAACTTCACTGTTTCTAGTGCAGACCAATACACAGGAACTGTGACTGGAGTGACTGGGACTAGCCCCATTTCCTCCTCTGGAGGAACTGCTCCAGCAATCAGTTTAGCAAGTGGATATGGTGATACTCAGAATCCATACGCTTCAAAAACAGCCAATTATGTTTTGGCATCACCCAATGGGACTGCTGGAGTGCCAACATTTAGGGCAATCGTAGCCTCTGACATTCCTACTTTGAACCAAAACACAACTGGTTCAGCAGCCACTTTATCCACAGGTAGAACCATCTCTATATCTGGTGATTTGTCTTATACGAGTCCCAGTTTTGATGGTTCAGCCAATGTGACTGCGGCTGGAACTCTTGCTACTGTGAATGCCAATGTGGGTAGTTTTACCTACGCATCCATTACTGTTAATGGCAAGGGGTTGATAACTGCCGCATCTAGTGGAACTGCACCTGTTACATCTGTAACCGCAACATCTCCTATAAGTTCAAGTGGTAGTACAACTCCAGCCATTAGCCTTGCATCTGGATATGGTGATACCCAAAATCCTTATGCTTCTAAGACTGCAAACTACTTCCTATCTGCTCCTAATGGTTCGGCAGGGGTTCCCAGTTTCAGGGCTATTGTCGCTGCTGACATTCCCATGCTTAATCAGAACACGACTGGGACTGCAAGCAATGTGACTGGAACTGTGGCATTAGCCAATGGTGGTTCTGGTCAAACAAGTGCTCAAGCAGCGATGAACGCATTTGCTGGGGCTGTGACCAGTGGTTCATACTTGCGTGGCAATGGTACGAATGTAGTGATGAGTACGATTCAGGCGGCTGATGTGCCGACTTTAAATCAGAATACGACTGGATCTGCTGGCTCTGTGGCAACTACTGACTTTACGATTGTGCAAAGTGGTACAAAGTTGCTTTTTAAGTATGGTGCAACGACAATTGCATCATTAGATTCGACGGGGGTATTTACTACCTTGTCTAATCATGTGGCAAATGGAACACCTTGAAGGAAATTAGATCATGGCAACACAAGTGACTTTGGGTTCTGGCGTTATTGATAGCGCATCTAGCCTGAAACTTCGTACAAATGGCTCTACTGAAGCTGTTGATATCTCAACTGCTCAAGTTGTTACTTTGGCTAAAGACGCTTCCATCTCTGGTCTGACTGTCGGTAAGGGTGCAGGTGCTGTGTCTACCAATACTGTGGTGGGTGCGAGTGCTTTGGCTGCTAATACGACTGGCGCAAGAAATACCGTTGTCGGAGCTGCTGCTGGTGTAACTATGTCAACCGCTGATTCAGTTACCGCAGTTGGCTATGGAGCATTGAACGCAAACACGGGAAGTGCTAACACGGGCATTGGTGAATACGCTCTGCAAGCAAATAGCTCTGGCGCGTCAAACACAAGTTTGGGCTATCGTTCCCTCTACAACAACACCACCGCCTCTAACAACACTGCTGTTGGGTATCTGGCGGCTTACTCAACTCAGACAGGCCCGAGAATCACGGCGGTTGGTTATCAAGCCGCTTACTCTGCAACCATAGGTGACAACACCGCAATTGGTTATT